GAAGAGCACGCTCGGCTGCGGCAACTAGCCGCTGGTCATAAGACTCGACATTCCTAATTGGGCTAGGAGATTCGGCAGGGTTAGAGACTACGGCAGGATAAAGACGAATACGAGAAACAACAGAAGCAACAAGGTTAAACGCATACTTTACTTCTCCAATAGCGTCGTAGTATTCCCACGCTTCTTGTTGCCAAGCAGACGAGGCTGCTGACCTGCGGTTCTTGAATTGTTCGGCTTCAGACTTGTCGCCAATCTTCATTTGGGTAGCAGCAGCGGTCAACGCTCTTGGAGCGTTATAGGCAACTGGAGACGCAGCGTTTGGCACTGGCTTCAAGAAGACAGAGTTAGTAGGAAGCGCGTTTGACACAGGAGCAGACGCCCTAAGACCAGACTGCGCTGGTCGAGGTGCTGGTGTTTGATTCTCACGCCTAAAAACGCCCAAGTTATTTCTCCTACTGCTAGTCGTCTAGACGCTTGGAAATTAGAGAGGCAACCGCCGACAATGCGAACGGAAGTGCAACTATGGTGGTTGCCATAGGAACTATTGTATAGCAAATCGCAATGCTCGATGCTACCCAAATGCTGAAACACCAGTCGCAAGTAAATAAATAACCTAGCCAAGTGTGTGGCGGAAACTTCTTCCATATGCCATTTCGTAGCCATTCAAAAATGTAATCAGTTGTGAACAACCTTGTGATACGAAAGGTCGCAAGTGCCAATATAATAAAACCTAGCGGGTCAATGAAGTTCAAAAAGAATCCTTTACTGAGTGAAGTGTGCGATACGGGTTCCAACTCTTGAGCCTAGAGCCACAGCCACAATTATTGTCTTTGGAAAACGCAAGTATCTTTCCGCTGACGGTCTTAGCGTGTGCGTCTTGTTCTGGCTTATCTGCTTTGATGTATTCTGCTAGACGCTCTTGGAAAATAATTTGAGGTCCACTAGGTGCGTCTTGAGCAACCCAAATGGTTAGACCCGTCTCGTCTTCAACCAACACAACCCTAGTGATGTCGCGATAGAAAACTCCGTCTGGATTTCCTTTAGACCTAATAGATGTAAAGTCCTCCGAGTAGTCCGCAGGGGCAACGCTCAAGTGGCAAGGGAAAACATCTTGAACTATTCGCATTTCTATTTTCCTAATCTGCGAGCGATTGCTCTACTTGTGACGCCCGCTGCTTGAGCAATCTCGGCAATCTTTACATTCTTATTGTATAGGTCTTGTACTATCTCGTTCATCTCTTCGTTGGCTGAACCATTTAGGGATGTCGACGCCATACCACTTCTATAATAGCGGGCTAAGGGGGCTAAGTAGCGTAGACGCTCTTGGGTTTCCTTAGGGATGCCGGGAGATTTAGGTTTCTTGGGCTGATATCCCTTAGGTGGTTTTGGCATAGGGGCGTCGACGAAACCGCCCCAAGGAGATGGCACTGGTCTAAGGGTTGCGTGCCTTGCGTCTCCTTGTGCTGTCCAGTATTGGACCGTCGACCGTTTCTGTGCTGGCTCAAACGCGTTGCCTATTGCTTGAAGTGTCCAACCTGCGTCGAAGAGTTGGCGGGCACGGTAGTAGCGTTGCTTCTTACCGACGGTCCTAAGAAAACTAACCTCGTCATCGGACAAGGGAACTTCACGGGCATATTCTCTGTTCTCCATAATGTATTTATTTTAGCATCTGTACTAGAGGCGATTTTTTAGAAAAATCCGGGACCCCCCTTATGCGATAAATACTTATTACTGACGGAGAATTTCGATACATTATCGTTTTTTGACTTTGGTGGCTGAGTCGGGAACCGTTACATTTGAGGTCTCTCGAATTTGTTTCCTAAAAAAATGCCGAAAAAATGCCGTTTTTTTGCCGACTTAGAGGCTTTTTTGGCGGCTCTTTTGACTTATTAAAGACTTTCTTATACATAGTTTGACTTATCGACTACTTATGAGCACTTGCTACAAGCCTGTTGATACTTCCTAGAGACTTATGTGTGCTCTAGGGAGGCTTCTAGAGACTTATCTAATAGCCGCCTAGGAAGTGCTCTAGGGGCAGGTTGGTGTGCTTTGGGTGGATAATGCCTGTCCTATGCTACAAACCTGCGGGCAGTCCCGACAGCCGATGCCGACGACCCGAAAGCAGTCCACAGACCGATGCCGAGCATCGCAGAGTTGCTAGCCTACAAATACCTTGACCGCATCAACCTTTCCGATAGCAAATCACCTGACAACACGCCACTACCGATAGGACTTGACATTAGAAGGCTCTAGGTGATAGACTTAGGTCATAAACCACGAATAAAGCATAAGGAATGGCAGAGTTCAGGTTTCAAGGGCATAGTTGAAAGCCCAAAGCACCCGTGTTCACGGCAAGCCCGCATAACTAAACCGCAAGGTCAATCGGGGAATAAATTACCCGTGAAACAGGTTATAATACTTGACAAAGCAAACGGCAAGCACTAAGATTATAAGTAGGGCTATCCGCATAGTCAAAGAACCAAAAAGAAAGTCCAAATCGGACTTGACAATCTAGTAGCAATGCTAGATAATAGATACATCACTACAAAAAGACAAAATGAAAGGAGTGATGAGAAATGACAACTACAAATGAGAACGCAGTCCGCAAGGCACTAAGTCTTGAAGAGTTGACCAGACCTGTTCACCCTGTGATGCCAAGAGACCTATGGTCAGAGACACTACCTAACCTATGGCAAGGTGGGACACTAGACCACTGGGCTTCAGATGAATGGCACTCTTCCGCAGCCAAGAACGCACGCCAGATTAGCAAGGAAGTGTTTGACTCTGTCTACACTCTCTACGCAGATGCTGAGCCAGTTCAATGGTTTGTGAAAGAACTACGCTTTGGATTCTACGACAGCCAGATGTCTGACTTCGACCCGACCACTGACCTAATTGACATTGTCAAGATGGCTCACGGCGATTGGAAGAACGGCAAGAAAGTTCTGATTCGTTGCCAAGCAGGTCTCAACCGCAGTGGCATCGTGATGGCACTCGTGTTGATTCGTGATGGCTACTCACCAGCAGAAGCAATCACGCTGATGCGTGAGAAGAGAAGCCACGCAGTTCTATGCAACGCTCACTTCGTGCGTTGGCTAGTAGGACTAGACGACGAGCAACTCGCCATCTGGAGAAACTAAGAAAGACCCCCTGTCGAAAGGCAGGGGGATTTTCTTTATCTCAATCTGAGGAAGCCACTCTTTGCCTCAGGGATTCGGCGACTAGCCATAGACTTGGCTGTCAACTTACCGCCTACGAAACCAGCAGGTGGTTTGATAAGTAGAGCCGTAAGAGCGTGGACTAATGCGTCTACTCGGTCAGGAGACTTACCCTCACCTGGTATCCAACTAAGCATCTGCGACTCAAGGTCCGCAAGGTATCCAATGTGGTGAACACGACCCTGTTCGTAAGCAAGGGTAACAGGTTCAGCACGCAGTTGCTTACCATACTTAGAGTGGACCTCAAGGACTTTGATAGTAGGGTCAATGGCGTTGATAGCATTACGAACCAAAGCACCACCTTGGTTTACTTCGGCAATGACAGGGCAACCCCACTTACGAGCCATTGCTACAACTTTGTTAGCCCACACTTCAGGAGAGCCAAGCACGCTTGCGTCTTCAAGAACCCAAGACTGACGCTTATACAAATCACGCTCACCAGTCGATGCGACTACAACAATTCCACACTCATCTCGTGGATTCTCTGCTACTGATGGGTCAACGCCAATACAACGAAGAGGTGTATTGAAAGGTAGAGCGTTCTCTCTATTTTTCTCAATCAACTCATCTGTCCACAACGCACCCTCGACAGCATCTAGCATCTCACCATAGAGTTCCTGTTGAGCAAGACGCGTTCCAGCATAAACACCCGTGATGGCTTCAAGATAAGCACCAGACAAGTTTCCTGAGTTATCCATAGTTGAACCGCGAGTGATTACAACACGACCCGTATTCTTACTTTCCTCAATCAACTTGTATAGGAGAGGCACACGCTTAGGTGTAGTCGTAACCATAATCTGTGGGTTAGAACCCAGACGAGTTCCAACACGCAAGTTGTCAAACGCAGTCATACCAGCAGCATCAGGTGTCTGACGCCAAGCAGCAATCTCATCTCCCCAAGCGTGAGTAAATTGAGGACCACGAAGTGAGTCAGGCTCATCTGCTGTGAAACAGGTAGCAGTATTTCCATTCGGCCAAGTAAGGCGACGCTTTGATGGTTCGTAAAGTGGTCTCTCACTCGGTGGAGAAACATTCAAGATTCCAGACTCACCTTCGACGATAACATCTCGCACATCGGCAGCAGTTCTAGCGACCAAGGCGAAGCGTCTTTGTCCAGTGGTTGTGTATTTGGCTTGCTCTCTAACCCACTCGGCAGCAGCACGGGTCTTCCCAGCACCACGACCACCTAGATACATCCAGACAGCCCAATCACCTTCAGGTGTTTGTTGTTCAGGTCTTCCCCACACGGACCAGTCCCATAGGAGAGTATCCGCATCCATTCCAGCAAGTGCTAGGGCACGCTCTTCTTCAGACAACTGAGCGAGGAGTTCCATTATAGATTTAGCCATGCCTCAATTATAGGGTATGGAAAGATAGGCAACCCAGGTGAAGCATAAGGAATTACGCTTCCTCGTCGTGCTCCTCTTGAAGAAACATCTCGATGGCGAGCACTGATAAGTCGGTGATGATAGCAATCATCGCGTCTGCCTTTGCTTGGTAGAGTTTGATGATTCGCTGTGGCTGACCATCGGCGATTGCCTTTTGTAGCACAGTCCAGAAATCATTGAGCACCTTGTTGAGCAAGGCGGTTCTCATCTCGTAGTGAACTGAGTGGGTCATACCATCTAAGTTGATTTGGTTCTTGTAGTCTGTGTAGATTTTCTCTGTCAATTTGTCCATAGGTATACATTATGACAGACCAGTGACATTAAAAGAAGAACCCCCCGATTACTCAGGGGGCTTTTCTCTACTAGCGAACTCTGTTCTTTGGGTTGATGGGCTGATAGACCTTACTAACCCCGCTGTCGGATAACTTGTATCCATATCGAGCCAGTCTGAATCTCAACGCTGAGTGAGTTACACCCAGACGCTTAGCCAGTCGGTATAGCGTAACACCGTCTTCCTCGTGAAGTTTCGCGATGAGGGCTGTGTATTCTTCTGCCTCTGCTCGGAAACGAGTTGCGTGCGAACGAACCTGCTTAGCCATAGGCTGTAGTTCTAGCAGACGAGCCAACGACTCTGGGTCAGGCTCGATGAACTCACGCTTTGCTTTTACTTCGTGCTGTGGTGGGATAGGGACTACAAAATCTGTAGTAGCCATTGGCTCCATCGGCATAATACAAATCTGTCTTACTCGCTCACGAGTCAGGTCAACTGAACGAGCGATACTGCTTTGTGTCCAGCCAACTAGGTTGAGCGAACGAATCAGGTTGTCCCTATCGCTTGCGTCAGGTAGTGAACTGAACAATCGAACCACATTAGTCGGTAATGACTGATTGGCTTTCTTGATTTTATCCATTTTGTCTTTCATCTTTCTCTATTACGACCCGGTTGGGTCAAATCTTTACTACTAAAAGAGTATCGCGGAGAGCGAAACTAAGCAAGTAGTGTTTGCTACGGGTGGAATCATCATGCTCCTCGCAAAAAGTCAAGTTTGCATAGAAAAACTGACCACCCAGGCAACCCGCATCGCTTTTGACGCGAATTACTCCCTCAGGGAGAGGATTGCCATCGTAATTGAAGCAAAACCAGCCCCAATGATGAGTCCAATGCTATTTGGAGCCAGAATCGCAGTTAGAACGGCGATAATTACGAAAATAACGGCAAAAACCGAGGTCCAGACGATGTCTCGAACTCTAATCAACCAACTTGGCATCTATTTTTCTTCTTCCTTATCATTTTTAGGTGCGACTACACCTAAAAGTGGCTTTACTTCATCTTCAGGATAGTCTTCATCCCAGTCGGACTTCTTATCTACGACATAAGCGAACCAAACGAGTAGCGGTACGCCAGTAATTAGCACTACTATGTTCCAGAATTCCATTGAATACTCCTCTTTAGCCTGGGTTATCTAATTTTCTATGTAAAAGAAATGCGTGAGGAACTTTTGGTCCCCCACGCATCGCAATACTATCACTTACTCAGATTTTTGAGTCTGTTGGTAGATGTCTTTGACCACATTTGCCCACACTCTCGGTGTATGAGTGTATGGTTGGTAGCCACCAGCACCACCAATGAGCACACGCCCATCAGAATACTTGTTGGCTAGGTCCGCAATCACACCAGCGGCATAGTGGTAGCCCTCGTATGTGTACTTCAGACCCCAATGTTCGCCCTCGTGTCCATCTGCTCCAGTAGCAAGCAGAATCACATCAGGTTTGTACTCGGCAACCTTTTCAGCAATCAAGTCAATAGCCCACTTGAATGCCTCATCGCCTTGTCCTCGCTGTAAGCAGTAGTTATACCA